CTTTTCTTTTAGGGCATGTATGGACATGTTTTCCAGGTCATCAACCATGTCGGCCAATTCTTCTAGTGTGCATTTAGGAAGTTTTTTGTATCTGGAATCTATCATGATACTTGTATTTAAAACGATTTTTGGTAAAGCAATCTAGTACTAGAAGTTAACCAATAACAAAACTGTGTGGTGTTCCGCCTTCTTGGAAGTTGCCTATGTCGCCTTCGAGTCTTTCCATCTCTGCTTGGCCTTCTGCCTTCAATGCGTCACCATTGAGTGTTGTGCCACCTTGTGGACCTGCTATTGTGTTGAACTTGCCTCTAGCTTCTCCTAGCATAAGTTTAGATACTGCAAGTGTGTAATCTCTAATCCATGGTTTGGAATAGATGTCTTTAAAAAGAGTTATGTCTGGTCTGTAGTTGTCAGTGTGCATAAGCACTGTTTCATTGTCTGCTCTTGGTCTCTGTGTGATCGTTAATTTTTTAGTTGCAACATCAAAATGGAATTGTATGAAACTTCCAAACATTTTTCCTACCATTTCTTGGTACGATGCAAACATATAGTAAGTTGCCAACCCGCCAGTTGCTCCTGCTCTTAGCAAGTACGTGTTTGTGTATGCTAAATTGAACGGTTCGAACAGTGTACCACCCTCACCGCCCTCGGTTCTAGATCCAACTGTTCTTCTGTTTAAGTTTCTCACATTGATCACTTCATCTGGCAGAATATAACTGTTTTGATTTTTTTTTAATTCTAAGAATGCGTATGATTCTTCTACTGCATTTGAAGATCGCTGTCTGAATTTGTTTATAGCTCTTTCCAGTGCCGTTTGATAGTGTTTTGGGTCTAATTCAACATCAATCATACCATCACCTAGATTGGTTTTGACGTAATCGAATATCTCCTGTTGTCCTGTTTGTAGTTCTGACATACACATATTTATAGTCGTTGTGCATTCAATAAATATGTATGATATGCCAAGATTATCCATTTTCAAGCCTGAAAAGGGCAATGACTATAAGTTCTTTGATCGCAACATCAAAGAGATGTTTCAGGTGGGAGGAACGGACCTACACTTCCACAAATACCTAGGACCGTATGATCAGGGAGACACAAACAAGGACGGGGCGGCTAGTCCCACACAACCACAATATTCAGGAGACACATTAAACGAAAGGACCATCCAGGATCTGTTATTTCTAGAAAACAGGGACAGGAAATATGATGACGACGTTTACGTCGTGAGAGGGATTTACAATGTGCAAGATGCAGACTTCAACCTATCACAGTTTGGCATGTTCTTACAGAACGACACACTATTTTTAACTGTGCATTTAAATGACATAGTGGAAAGACTTGGAAGGAAACCCATGTCAGGTGATGTCATAGAGTTTCCGCACATGAAAGAAGATTATTCATTAGACGAAAGCATACCGATCGCATTGAAAAGATATTACGTAGTCGAAGATGTGAATAGGGCGGCAGAAGGATTCTCACAGACATGGTGGCCACACCTATTGAGATTGAAAATGAAGACAATGGTAGACTCTCAAGAATTCAAAGACATTATAGGTGATGCAACTACAACAGGATCTGTGGCTAACTACATGTCAACATACAACAAAGAAAAATCAATCAACGAACAAGTTGTTGCACAGGCAGAACAAGATGCACCTAAGTCAGGATTCAACTACAAGCAGTACTATGTTGCACCTATAGACGAGAGAGGAAACATCAGGACTGATAATGTCAACACAGAAGAACAAAGAGCAAGCGGAGACAAGACAGTTAATGCAGTCATTGACACACCTGCAAGTTCGCACTACGGATTCTATTTAAACGGTGACGGAGTCGCACCAAACGGTGCTCCAGCAGGATTTGGAATAACATTTCCTACTTCGAATGTTGATAAGGGTGATTACTTCTTGAGAACAGATTACTTACCAAACAGGTTGTTCCGGAATGACGGTACCAGATGGATCAAAATTGAAGATTCTGTTAGAATAACTACTACTAACAACGATTCAAGAGCCAACTTCAAAACAAGTTTCGTTAACAATGCAACAAGTTCAACAATCAATGGTTTAACAGTAACACAGAGGCAAACACTAACGGATGCTCTCAAACCTAAGGCTGACAATTAAGAATGTTACACTTTTACGAAGGCCAAGTCAGGAAATTTTTAACTCAATTTATTAGGATATTGAGTAACTTTTCTGTGGAAACGGGAAAAGGAAAAGATGGTGAAATACAATTAAGGGCAGTCCCGGTTGTTTATGGTGACCCCACAAGACAGGTCGCAAGTATAATCAGAAACAACTCCGAGAACGCATTGGCATACGCTCCAAAGATTGCATGTTATGTTAGGGAATTAAACTATGATAGAGAAAGAATGCAGAACCCTTATCATATCGAAAAACAACATTTAAGAGAAAGAGATGTGTTAGGAGACGGGACATATAGCGATAAATTAGGGGCAGGATACACAGTGGAGAAAGTCATGCCTTCTCCTTTTAGATTAGAAGTTACAGCAGACATTTGGAGTTCAAACACAGACCAAAAATTACAGATCATGGAACAGATATTATATCTGTTCAACCCAGACTTTGAGATACAGAAATCAGACAACTATATTGATTGGACTAGTTTAAGTTACGTGGAATTAACAGGTACAACATTCTCCTCAAGAACTATACCTGTTGGAGCAGACTCTGAAATTGACGTGGCCACACTAACATTTTCCATGCCAATATGGATATCACCACCAGTTAAAGTTAAGAAGCTAGGGGTGGTACAGAAGATTATAATGAGCATTTATGATGACGATGGGGGAATAGTAAAAGGATTAATAGACGGAAAACTAACGTCAAGGAGTTACATTACACCAAACAACTTTGGACTGTTAATAACAGGGAATCAGATAAGACTGCTAGGTTCTACAGGTACAAGTGTCACGTCAGGAGGAGACGGATTCTACACTGGGGCTAACGCACCTACTAGCACAGACCCTTTTGAAACATTTGGTCCTGCTGTTAACTGGAAAGTGTTAATAGACCAGTATGGTAAAGTAACAAACGGTACGTCACAAATTAGATTAACACAGGAAAACGGTGACGAGATAGTTGGTACAATATCAACAACAACATTAGACGACACGATTCTGTTGTTCAACATTGATGCTGACACAATACCTGCAAACTCACTGACTGCAGTTTCGAAGATAATAAATCCTGGAACATTTGATCCAGGAACACCTGCAAATGGTGATAGGTATTTGGTCATAAACGACGTGGGAGATAGTACAGCATCTTTCCAAAGTGCAACATGGGGAACACTGGTTGCGAGTGTTGGTGACATTATAGAATACAACAGTTCAACCGCAAAATGGAATGTGGCATTTAACGCTTCAAATCCAGATTCCACACAGCACTACGTTACTAACTTAAACACAGGTATACAGTACAGATTCAATGGCACGGAATGGGTTAAATCATACGAGGGTGTTTACGAACAAGGTAAATGGAGTATAGTGCTAGATGGTAATTCTACTAGTTATAACGCTAGTACAGATGCAACGACTCCTTGATAAAATCACAATAAATTGTTATAATAAGCTATGAAAGAAAACATAGTTTGTTCAGGAGCATTGTTCTATTCAACAAGTACCAAACGCTTCCTGTTCCTACAGAGGACTGATAAAAAAACACAAGGTATGTGGGGGTTAGTTGGTGGACAGGCCAAGTACACGGAATCAGCATTTGAGGGATTGAAGAGAGAAGTTGAAGAGGAAGTAGGACACCTTCCAAAATTTAAAAAAGTTATACCATTAGAAATGTTCACATCAAACGATCAGAAGTTTTTCTTCCACACATACGTTGTGGCTATTGAGAATGAATTTCTTCCAAAACTGAATGAGGAACATTCAGGATACTGTTGGACAGCATTTGAATGTTGGCCCAAGAACCTACACATGGGGCTCAAGAACACATTGAATAACAAGAGTATAAAAGGTAAGTTACAGACTATATTAGATCTTATAGTCTAACCAGCACTAATTTTCAAAGTACCAGAACTATTCCAAAGTTGTCCTGCAACACTTGGATCACTAGTTGGCAAGTTGGTCATCATCACTACTGCATTTGATAAAGTTTTAGCACCTGAAATAGTTTGTGCATTACTTGTTAAAACTTGTAATGATGTTGAGGCACCTGCCGCACCTCTTAATAAATGAACTCTATATGCGTTAAGAGTAGTCGAACTACCACTTGTACTAGCCGCAGATAAAGTTGCAGTTGTCCCAGATAATGCCGCTGTAAATGTTACTTGGTCTGTACCTTTAGTTGATATTTGTGAGTTACTTACGTATGCACTTGTACCATCACTTACAACAAAAACTTCTGATATTGATCCTGGCGTTCCTGCCTCTCCAGAATTGTATCCTGTTACAATGTAATGAGCACCTGTGTATGAATCTGTTGAGAATGTATCTAAAGTAGTTGCAGAGGATGATATAGTTGTTGCACCAATAATATTACTGTTTGTACCTGTTGCTCCTGATTCTGCATCACCTAATAAAATTCTGTATAACTTAACAGCAGTATTTGGTTCGTTTCCTGTTGCACGTAGTCTTACGTCAGTTCCGCTAATATCTGCAGTCAGACTCACTAAAGGATTATTACCAGTGTATACATCGTTGTATGTTGTAATAAAGGCGTCTGATCCGTTGTGGATGACCATACACTCTATATTTTGTAATTCAGTTTTTCCTGTATTGTTTGCACT